TATTGCTGGATGAAGCTGTTGAGAGTCAGCCGGTTATATATGGCATTCCAAATATGTGTGATGATTGTCGGAAAGAGGCGGGGGAAGCAAAGTGAAAAAGAAAGAGACACAGAAAGAGTATTTGCTCCGGTTATTCCATGAGGCGGGCGGTACTCTGACGCTCAAGGACATTATGCAGACATCGCTTGGTTGTGAATTTAGATCAAGGATGCATGAAATGAGAAGGGTTGGGTACGGTATAGAGTTTATTCGCGGTAAGACGGCTATGGATAATACATATATGCTGTACAAGGAGCCGGGGGATGAGGCTGAGAAGGACGAGTCGGTTATTCATGGGACAGAACAATGTGAGATGCAGATATGAGTAAGGACAGTTTTCCGACAAAGTTTAGAGAGATTATTGAGCGGTCAGGTAATACATATGCGGATTTTGCCAGAGCGGTTGGGATTAAGGTCACTCGTTTTCACGATATAACAGGAGTGGAGAGAACTGCCCGGATGAACCCGGAAGAATTTCTGAAGGTCAGGAGCCTTGTTGAAGCGCTGGAGGAAGAGATGGATATTCAGGATAAAGAGGTTTCTCTGAACGGGTATTACTGGGATCGAGAGAAAGAAGCTGTAGCTGATCTAGGATAAATTTTATAAAAGGATAAGGCGATGAGAGAAAAGACAATGAAATGCATGAATGACAAGTGCGATGGAGAGGCCAGAGTTATTGATGTCCGATTCAGTGGGCCGCAGAATGCAATACGGAGACGGAAGATATGTATCAAGTGCGGGAGAAGATTTACCACATGGGAAAGCACTGTCGCTCCAAAAATCACAAAAGGTGTGAAAGAGTATGAATCCTTTCAACTGCTGCAGATTAAGGAAATTCTTAAAGGAAATCTTGTTAAACAATTTAGAAGAGCGCCAAGAGGCGCGAACATAACCTAAAGGAGTATTGTATGCCAAGTAAAATCTGTGACGGGAAAAACCTGTCTCATAATATGCACAAAACTGTTTCAAAGGACTTTCCATGCGGAGGAGCCTGCAAACCAATCATATCTGCAAGAAGTCTGGACGCTTCTGAGTGGTATTGCGAGAAGTGCGATAGATCATATACAGTTCACCCGGACGACTGGGCTGTTCTCCAGCAGAATATGAGATAGCTCATGTTTGTCGTAGGAATACAAAAAATCAACGGCGGGTATAGATGGTTCTTGGAGCATACAAAGTGCTTTGGAATCCGACTATACCAGACAGTCGGTAAAAAGAAACGATGGCCGCGCACTATCGGCGGAGCAAAGAAAGCATTCAGACACTTTGTCCGAAGCCGTCCGAATCTTATGTGGGAATATGCAGACAGTTCAGACGGGGTATGCGTAAAACAAATGGATATGTTTAATGAAGATGCTTAAGTTGACAAGAGGTGTTGAAATAATGGTCGATGACTCGGCCTATGACGCACTCCATTATTATAACTGGCTGGCTCACGATACCAAAGACATCAAATGGTTCTATGCATCCCGGCAGCTGAAAATTGATGGTATTAAGGTCCGGATATGGCTTCACAAACTGCTGGCAGATGCGCCGGGAGGGTGGCACGTTAAGCAGCTCAATGGTGATCGGTATGATTGTCAAGCAAAGAATTTAGTAACTATATCAATGAAAAAAGAGGAAGGGGCTGTCTCGCCGTTTAATGCAAAGACTCTTCGGCTCGGTGTGCGATGGTCGCCCTATTACGGTTTATGGGAAAGTTATCTGGATAAGCTTCATGTCGGTTATCACCGATCTACAATAGAAGCGGCAACTGTTTATAATAATGCCCTGCGGCATATCAAAGCGATGCAGTTCGTCCCAAATAAAAAACTGCCGATGTATAAGCTGAGATACAGTTCTTTCGCACCATTTTACGAAGGAGCTTCTAACCGTGGCCGATAACATACAACTGTTTGACCGGAATAAAATACAGAACGAATTATCACCAGAAGCTATGAATTTCTATTACCATCACCCGGTGCAGTTCGTCGAACAACAGGTCTACGGCGTGAAAAGAGAAGACGGACTGTACCATCCCCTTACTCCTCAAGAAGTAAAAGCAAATGTTATAAATTATCGGCTGGAATGGCAGACAAAGAAAATGCTTGAAGCACTGGCTGTAGATGATTACCTTACAATCTACTCCGGGCGCGGTGTCACAAAAACGACATTTCTTGCACTGGCAACTATATGGTTCCTGTTTACAAGAGAAAATTCCCGCGTCGTTGCAACAGGTCCAAAATTTGAACAGTTAAAAGTCACTCTTTGGCGTGAGGTTTTGAAATGGCTCCAGCGATCAAATTTACAGGATAAACTTATATGGTCCTCAGAAAAGCTGTATCACATTACTGCTCCGGGGCTGTGGTTCGCAAATATCCTTACATCCAAAGATAAAGAAAACATATCCGGTATTCATGGCGATCATGTCCTCTATGTAATTGATGAAGCCAGTAATGTCGAGGAACCGATCATTGATGCGATTATCGGCGGTATGACTGACCTTGAAAATAAAATCGTTATGTGCGGAAACCCGACAAAAACATCGGGCGCTCATTATAATTCCTATACAAGAGACAAGGCGGACTGGAGCGTTCAGCATTATAGCTCGGAAGACTGCGCCCGTAAAAACAGCAAGTGGTTCAAAAGAATGCAACGCTATCCCAAAGACTCAGATATGTACCGCGTCAATGTGCTGGGATATCCGCCCAAAGGAAACCCGAAAGCTGTCATTAATCTTGAGGATTGTGAGAAAGCAAAAGCAAGAGAAGTCGATTATGAGCCATACATTGAAATCGGCCTTGATCCCGCCTCTGAAGGAAACGACCTTACGGCGAGGGCAGTTCGCTGAGGTCTGAGACTTATCAAGGATCACGTATATGCAAAGACTAAAGCCCCTGAAGTCTATAGACACGTAATAAGTATCGTGCGTAAGTACCGCACAGAATACAAAGTAAAAACACCAATTAAAATCAAAGTGGATGATACCGGGTACGGTAATGCAATACGTCACTATCTTGCTCTCAATGATAAAGATAATATCGAAGTGATCCCCTGTCTATTCGGCGGCAAGGGCGATGATGAATACGCGAATAATGCGACAAAGATGTGGTTCGGCCTAAGTGATCTCATGGGTGAAATAGAACTGCCGTCCGATGACGATCTGCTTATTGAAGAGTTGTGCAGCAGAGAATGGGTGCCGATTGGTGAAAGCAAAGTAAAAGTAGAGCAGAAACATAAGTTTAAAGAACGGCTGGGACGATCACCCGATAGAGCGGATGCTGTTATTCTCGCCTTTGCCGGTGGACCAAAGAAAGTTTTTCATAAAGAGGAAGATGTTGACAGCCATATAAGAAAGTTTGATATAGACTGGACACTCGACAATATTGACAATCCGCACTTTGAGGGCGTGTATATGCATGATACACTCCATTATGCCGCACTCGTTCTGAATAAAGACCTGTCAATCGCCGGGCTGTCCGCTATTTATGATGTTCACAGCGATATCTTATGGGTTTATAAGGAATTTTACCAAGAAACTCCCAATCCAGAGCGCATATCGGCAATAGTCCGGTACGAAACACGCGCAGGGATGTACCCGGATACCCGCAATGTCAAGATACTCGGAAATAAACTCATGTTCGCACCGTCTGATGATCGCAGACCGCTGGCGGAAATGTTACACCGTGAACGCCTACACCTTATTGAGCCGGAAATGTTTGATGAGTACGGCTCAATAGGTTTGGGTGCTTCAATGTTTAGAAATAATAAGGTCATAATTCACAAATATTGCTTAAGGGTCCGCCAAGAAATTGACTTCTGGCAGATAAAAACGGGAAAGTTGGAGGCGGATGTCAAAGGTTTTACGACTGCCCTCCTATTAATTCTCTCAGAATTAAAAAGCCGGATAAAAAAAGTGCATATCCCAACTGGACTGCCGGATTACAAACCGGTGTTAAAGAGAAAAATAGAGAAAAATGGAGAAAAACCACTAACCGCATGGATGGGTCGATGATACAGCTAAAAAGCGTAAAAACAGGGTTCATTGTCCAACCCGACTACGTCAAACTGGACGGTTTGCACAATATGGTTATATACTCGGCGGATCACTCCGAAATGCTGGGCAGGGCACTGATAATTGAGCCTGAAAACAAGGATTTTCCCCCGGTCCTGCTTGATATTTACATATATGACGAGGAGAACCGCAGACAGGGTGCGGCTG